GCAAGCTCTGCCTGCGAACCTGCCAATCTGATCGCTTCGTCTTTACTCATGCGTACAGTGTACTCTACACAAAACACCAGAATTTAAGGGTTAGTCCCTATGAAATAGTTCGTTTTGGCGTTTAGAGAACTGTACAATCTAGCTCATGCCATCCATTCCGGGTGGTCTTTTTAGGAGCGAAGATGAGTATCGAGAACCTGCTCAAGACAAACGTCAACGAGCACACAGAAACCAAGAACAGCCTGACCTACTTATCGTGGGCTTGGGCTTGGGCTGAAGCACTGAAGGCTGATCCAACGGCCACCTTCCGGGTGGAGATGTTCGGAGACAAGTGCTACATGGAAATCAATGGTACGGCAATGGTTTGGGTGACTGTCACCATGTTTGGCAAGCCAATGGTTTGTCAGTTGCCAGTTATGGATAGCGGGAACAAGCCTATCACCATAGCTGGGACAACTACGACAAACAAATTCGGCAAAGAAGTCGTAACCAAGCTCGACAGCTTCAATGTCAACACCGCCATCATGCGCTGCATGACTAAGGCTATCAGCCTACACGGTCTGGGGTTGTACATCTATGCCGGTGAAGATCTTCCAGAAGGCGCTCCATCGCCCACAGAAGAAGAGGACGAGGCCTTCGAGGGCCAACACCTAGCCAACCTGCGCGAAGCTGCTATGGGCGGCATGGAGGCACTTGCTGCGGCTTTTAAGGAACTGCCAACATCTCCGGCCAAGTCTCGGTTCTGGGCAAAGCACCAAGCCAGCCTGAAGGCAGCAGCACAAGGGGCCAAGAATGACTGAGCAACGCACGCAGGAGTGGTTCTCCGAGCGGCTTGGCAAAGTTACGGCTAGCTCCTTGCATAAAGTTCTAACGAAAACTAAGACTGGCTACGGTGCTGATCGCGGCCACTACATGACTCAGCTCGTGCTTGAGCGCCTGACCAACACCAAAGCCGAGTCCTACACAAACTCGTCGCTGCAATGGGGCATCGACCAGGAGCCTTTCGCTAGAGCCGCATACGAGGCCTACAGAGGCGTTCTGGTGCAAGAGGTGGGGTTTGTACCTCACCCGACGATTGAGATGGCTGGAGCCTCTCCTGATGGCCTTGTAGAGGATGGTCTGGTGGAGATCAAGTGCCCAGAGTCTAAAACCCATCTTGAAGTGATGCTGTCAAGCAATCCAGTTGATGGCAAGTACATGTCACAGATGCAGTGGCAGATGGCTTGCACAGGCAGACAGTGGTGCGACTTCGTGGTGTTCGACCCACGGTTTCCGCCAAAGTTGCAGATCTTCATACATAGGGTTTACCGCGATGACAAGTGGCTAGAAGAAGCAGAAACTGAGGTCAGGAAATTCCTGGCAGAGGTTGATGAGAAGGTGAAAGCATTGAAACTTAAACTTGGAGAATAACGTGAGCAAAGTACTGAAAGAAATTAACACCACCGTCGGCGAGTACAAGAACGCTGCTGGCGAGACTAAGAAGCGCTATCTGCGTATCGGCTCGATCATCGAAACAAAGAGCGGGCCCATGCTCAAGATCGACTCTATCCCGCTTAAAGAAGGCGGCTGGGACGGCTGGGCGTACATCAATGACCCCAAGAAGGCTGACGAGGCTCCAAAGCCTAAGAAAAGCTCTGGGTTCGATGACATCGACTCGGATACCCCGTTCTAACCATGAACTACGCCAACATTGAAAAAAGCGATCGCCTGCAACGGGTCGCTGATGTGCTGGCCTACGGTGGGGAGTTCTCCACCCTAGACATCATCAAGCAAGCCAATGTTTGCGCGGTCAATTCAATCATTTCAGAGTTGCGCCACAACGGGTTCAACATTTCCTGCCAAAGGCGGGGTTCAAATTGGTACTACAAACTGGAGAAATCATCATGAGAAGTCAAGTGCGAGTAAAAGGTGGCATGGAAAACATCTTCGTGTCCTCCCTGAACAACCAGATCCTGCTCTCGATCTATGCTGGTAATGGCTCTATGGGTGCGCTTCTGACCAAAGAAGAAGCAAAGCAGGTCATCGAAGCACTAAAGGAAATCGAGTCCAGCCTGAAAGAGGTGGCAGCATGAAAAAGATTCTGGCCGCAATCTCTATCGCTCTGGTGACGACTGGAGCCTGGGCATCCTGCTCGACCCATACGATCATCTCTGGTGGCAGGATGGTCACATGCACTACATGCTGTTATTTCGGTAACTGAACGACCAACTGCTTCTGATCTAAAGGCCGAAAGCTATCAACTGTTTAGCAAGTAGGCCACCTCTCATGAACCCATTCGATAAGAACTACAAAGCGCAACTGTCTTTCAGAGATCTAGACAAGTCCAGGAAGCTGTCTTATCAGTCCACCAGGATCGTCAATGAGAAGCGTAAGACAGGTGCAGAACCATTCCCATCTTTGGCCCAACGAGCCGGTGCTCATGAAGGAACAAATCCTTCCGACATGGCTATCGATATGCCCAAGATGAAACGCTGTAGGGAATAAACATGGCATGGCGACTCATAGGCTTCGTATCTGATGCTGGTTACTTTGTTCAGCATCTAGTGCCAGTAGATGACCTCTACGAACATGTGCTTCTACCAAACTGCTGGTGCAAACCAACAAGCGACGATGAAGACTTCACTGCTGTACACAACAGCGCAGATCAGCGTGAGCAGTTCGAGCGCGGAGAACGAAAACCATCATGAACTCAAAACATAAACGCATCACCGTACCAATCACTCCAGACATTGAGTTGGTCAAGAAACGCATTCGCAATGACACTGGCATTGACATGACCTATGTCCAGATCCTGAACTTTCTTGTCCACTACTACACGCAACGGGTCAACGAGCCACGAAGCAAATGGGCGTCACTATCATGACTGACCGCGAACTGATGCAAGAGGCCTGGGAAACCTTGAACCTAGTACTGGCCCCATTCCCAGTGGACGACCAACGGTGTCTGCGCGTAGCCAGGATGCTGGAGCAGAGGCTGAAGCAGTTAGAAGTGCAATCAACGCACAGCGATGACTGCTGGCGCTGGCATCACGAATGCGCGATTGCAAAGATCGAAAGGCTGGCGCAGCCAGAGCAGGAGCCAAAGCCAGAACCAGCGCTTTCTAAAAAGCATCTGCGAATCGGCGACTTGTGGAGGAAGCATGACGGAAAATGAAATCATCGCTTTATGGAGACAACACAAAGAGGTAATGGGGTTTGCCATTGCGCTCATCAATGAAGAGAGAGAGGCATGTGCAAAGCTCTGCGAGGAATTAGACGCACAGAACTGGTCAGACTTTGGTGAACATAACACTGGTTACGCCGATGCCATCCGAGCAAGGGAGAACACATGATTGATTTAATCTCTACACATCCAGCAGCAGATCAGCAAACAATCTCTTGCGCTCGACTACTGGCCGCTGTCATCGCACAAGCAATCGATGACGCATCAAACAAGCACGCATCATCAATAGATCAACTCGCTGCAATCGACTGGCTGTTCGACACAACATCTTCTTTCACCCAGTACGCAACACTGATCGGAGTAGATGCAGCAGCAATCCGCACAGCACTACTGGCCCCGCCGCCACAAGTAGAAACCATGCACAGCAAGTTCGACTCAAGTCGTAGACGCTACCTGCGTATCTCACATGTCAAGTGGCTAGAGCGCAGAGAGGCAGCACGCAAAGCACTTATGGGGTTGTCATGAACAGAGATGAAATCATCAACAGAGCGCGAGAGATCTGGGAAACACCAGATTGGACAGAGATGCAGCTAGATAGACTGCACATGTTCGCAACCCTGGTAGCAAAGGAAAAGCAAAAGGAGTGCGCCGATCTGGTTGACGAAAATGCTATGCACTGCGACAACCCAATCCATCGCAGTCTGTTGCAAGCAAACGCTAAGGCCATCAGAGAGATCGGTGACGAGTCAATGCCACTGTTCGACGACTGGGGCTGTCCACCATGCAATCAAAAGTGCGAACAGGGCCGTCAATGCCCGTGGAGGAAACATGTTCATCACGCCGCGTAAAGACACAGCGCTGCTCAAAGGAAGGCTACTGCTGATATCAATAGCAGTGCTACTCTTGTTTATTCTTGTGGGGATTTTATGAAGAACATCTTAGACCCAAAATTCAAGTACATTCCGTCGGCAGCAACAGACGTACAAAGAACATGGAGAAAATTCGGATGGAGGCCACCCGGTGAAGTGCCCAACTTGCGGAACATGGACGACAGTCGAGAGAACAACCCAAAGAAACGGGTCAGTCTACAGATACAGGAAATGCGGTAATGACCATAACTTCCACACAGAAGAACACACAATCTCAAAACCGACCCACGGAGGCGCACGATTTCGCAAGCTGGCAAACGGATCAACTGATCCAGTTCGCAAAAGACTCGCTTAACAAGATCCAAGAGCTAGAGAACCAGATCGCATACATGAGGAACGATCTGCGAGCAGCCCTACAAGCCTATAGATCAGTCGTCAGAGAGAAAGAGAGCCTTCTCAGCCTTCCTGCGTCTGACAAGCCCAGGTAGCTCCTTGCCGCCACCCTTAGTCCAAACCATGAAAGCCTCCGCAGCTCCTTCCCAGTCGCCACGGTTGGCCTTCATACGGATGGTAGATCGCTGGAGATTGCCTAGCCCGAAATTAAAGGAAATACTGACGAGAGCGTCAAAGCTGCCTTGACGGCCAACAACGCCGGGAACAAGTCGAAGAACACCGCGTTCAAAAGACGCGACATCAGCTTCGAATAGTTCCTCGATCTCCTTTTTACTCCAGACACGACTGTCCTCCGGCTTCAATGGCATCTCTTTGCGGATCATTGCTATGTCGGCAGTGGTCTTGCCTTCTGGCCTCATCATTGGAAGCCTGATCTGCTCTTGGTACAGGACATGGCCGTAGCCAATAGTCCAGATGTGCGCTGGGCAAAGGTAAGGCTTGTTTCTGCACCCCTCAAACTGGTGCATCAGATCAATACCTGCCTTGCTCAGTTTCACTTCTTGCTCCACTGACGCGAGCCAAACCAGAAGCCAATGATACCGCCCAACATCGCCATCTCGTCCGTAGAGAAAAT